AGTATGTTGGCGTTAGGAAGCATCGATGTGGTATAGATGGTGACGATAAAACTCCTATCATGGAGAGGTCAGACGCCCTAAGAGCTGGCCTTAAAATAAAAGAGTTTTACCTTAAACGTGGGTTTAGAATAACATGCGGCAGTATCCAGTCTTCTTTTGAGAAGTTGGTTTTCTGTGGCTCTCAACCGGTTAAGGTAGATGAAGGTTACGTCATGGTGCGGAAGCCAAAGGAGTGCATCTCTAAGGATGTAGTGTCCAGAAAGCCTCTGAGAGATGATAGAACCTTCCGAAGGTGGATCAAAAGTGTTGGCGAATGTGGTATGGCTCAAAATGGCGGAATTCCTATTTTACAGGAGTTCTATGCATGTTTGGACCGTAATGCAGGGAGCGCCAAACCATTTGAAAAGGACTCTTTTATGAATGAAGCTTACTCATTTAAGGTGCAGGGCATGAATAGAAAGTATAAAACTGTTACGGAGGAAACGCGGGCGTCATTTTATGAGGCATTTGGCATATCACCAATGGAACAGGAGGAGATAGAGGCTTTCTATATGCAATTAACGTTGCAGTTTAATCCCCAGCAACCTGAGGTGTTTGAGCAGCGGCTACCCTGGTAGGTAGCTGCGAAATTGTAAGGAGCGAAAGCTGACGGGTCACCACCGTCCAACCCCAGTGCGCGAGAATTTGTAAGAAATTACGAGCCATCACCAAGCCTCCCAGAGTAGCTCTCTAAGAAAGGTTGTAATAGAAATAGCATTAAATATGTGGTTAAAGTCGAATATTCCTCCCTGGCACTCGCGTAACCAGCTGGCCCCCACTGGGTTGTCCCAAAAGGACAACAAAACGGGGGTATGGGGTTCGCACATGTAATTGCCCAAATCTCTCTGAGAGCTAATCAAAATGCCAAGCGACTGCACGGCTCATCCCCAACCTTTCTGGGGTCTTGTGTGGATGAACAGTCCCCGTATTCATAGGGTATCCCATACTATGAAAGAGAAGAAAAACAATAATAATAAGAAACAAGATAATGACAAGAAACTGGCAAAAGCTTATGCCAAGCGGCAAAAGGAAGGGACCATTGGTCCCTTTCAGATGGCAGGGGCGGTCGCTGGTTCCATCGGAGGATTCCTCCTGGGAGGACCAGTCGGTGCAGGGCTTGGAG